GCTGTTACAGCGTAATTCATGTAAGCATCTACTTGTGGAGTTCTTGCAATTCCAATTGATGCTCCCATTGTAGCGTGATTAAAGTATCCGTAATCAAGATTATAATTGCTTGCTTCTTGAAATGATTTTAATGGCAAGTATGCAGGAAGACCTGCAACTACAAGTCCATTTGTATACTCTGTCCAAGATGGGGTTCCTGGCGGATAGCCTGGGTTTCCTGGATTAGTAGACCTTATAAATAGTTGTCCTGGATTTCCATAAGGACTTCCAACTGGGATACTTACAATTCCGCCGATTGGATATGAAGCACCGTTGTTGTATTCTCCTAAGTAGTTTGGGTACTGGCCATCTTGTCCTGCTGGGCCCGATCCGCCTGAAGAACTAAGTGATCCGTCGCCCATTAAAAATTGAGAGGAGTTGCCTGGAAAAGTTACGCCAGCTGTTGATGTAAATGTAAATGGCATATTAGCGCTCCAAAATTAATACTGCTACTGTTGATGTTCCAACTGCATAAATCTGATGGTTAGGTGCTAAATCTGCACTCCATATTTGTCCCGCAGCTAATTTAATTCCGTAGTTAGTTGATGTGACTGACTGGTTACCAATATAAATTGGGGCAGAAGCATCTGTGTTTTGTACTGATATAGTATTTGCAGTATCAATAGAATCGTCAATTGTTAACTCTTGAGCTGTTGATGTTAAAGTTAAATTCCGTGTGCGTAGCATGTTTACTCCTAATGTTGGGGGGTTCCCACATATAAATTATACCCTATTTGGGATTATCTGTCTTATAAAATCCATTGCCTTTAAACTGTATACCAAAAGGGGTAAAGTGTCTTGTCATTTCCGACTCACATTCAACACATGTGTATCCTGGATCTTCATCCATAATTGATCTATGAGTTGACATTGTTGGGTGTGCTTCATCATATGAACACTTGTATTCGTATACTGGCATTACCGATCCTTAAATTTAATGAGCCTTTTCATGACTTGCTCAGGTCTCCTTCGGTAGCGAACCAAAGACTATTTGATCTTGATTGTTTTTGGCTTCTTTTCTTCTGGAATAATTCTATCTACATTGATATGTAACATTCCATCTTCGATTGAAGCACCAGTCACTTCCATATATTCACCAAGCCCAAATGTTCTTGTGAATTTACGTGCAGCAATACCTTTATGTAGATATTCTCCGTCTGTAACTTCTGTGATTTCACCCTTAACAATAAGTGTTCCGTTGTCTACTGAAACATCAATATCGCTCTTTGTGAATCCTGCTACTGCAATTGATACCTGATAGGTATCTTCGTCTAGCTTTAATACATCGTAGGGCGGATATGTCTGGCGTGTTGCAGCCTGATGTACATGTGACATTCTTTCCATTTCACGATTAAAGCCAATAAAAAAGGGATCTGTAAACATAGATCCCATTAGTGTATTTACCATTTTTGCTCCTTTTAAGCGAGTTAGTTTAGCATCCCCATAAGGCGGATGTAAAATAATTATATCATAATTGATATTTATTCGTAAGACTTTTTCTGCCAGAACTGGCGCATATAAGACCTATTTAAAACTGATCTTACTTTAAAGTTATCCTGAAGTTCACGTTTTCTACTAAATGGGGGAAGTGATTCATGTACCCAGTCTTCTCTTTTAAATGGAAATATTTGTGCTATTGGGGTTCCCTTTTCAATAATTCCCTCAAAATCATCACGAAGCCACATATTAATAGCGAGCCTGGCATGAACTTGATCTGAGTCTATTATACCTGTCATAGATAGAAATGGTAGATCATATCTATTAAATGGATGAGTTACCATTATGCTGTATCCCGCTGGTGTTTCAATTCTTGGATAAGCAATCATGCGCCATACGTATTCATTATATCCGTGTGGTACTGGCATCCCCTTTGATCTGTGAAGAGGTTGATCTAAATCAAATAAAACATCTGCCCCCGCAGGTGTAGCACCCCAATAGGCCATAGTTCCTTGAGTTTCGTTTTTTGCAATCTTAATATCTTGTGGCGTAACAACCATATACCCAGCAGTAAGGGAATCTAAAAATGGCATACATTTCTTTACCGTTGCTGCATCTCTAGGGTCTCCCCATTTCATTGCAGGATCTTCAGAAGGAATCTTCTTAAACCATTCAGGTATAGCTAATTTAGCTGGCATTGGAGGTTGTTCTATTTGATAGATATCTTCCGCAGCAGCATAAAACTTAATAGTTTTTTTATTTAGCATATAACGAGTATATCATTTCTAATAAAGTATTACAATAGTCTATTTTCCAGACTTTGCTCTTGCTTTTGCTAAAGCTTGAAAATCTTTAACTTTAGTATCTCCAAGGTATCCCCACGCATGTCCGTCTGCAATCATCTGTTCATTTATAGATAACTTCTGATCGTCAACAAATAACCATCCAAGTATTCTTCCATACTTCTCTGAAGAATCCATTTTTTCTGTTTTGATCTTTACATCTTTAGCATCTTTTAATTTAGACTTAAGGTATTCTTTTGCTTCAAGACCTAACTTTTTTTCTGCTAAATCTTTTGTTCTAGATTCTGGTGTATCAATTCCCGCAAGTCTTACTCGTGATGCAAATAGAATATCAAAACCTAAGTCAATGAGGACATCAATTGTGTCCCCATCAACTACAGCTTCTACTTTTTTAACGTAGTATTCGTACATTACTTAGTCTTCTTAACTACAGCTTTCTTTACAGGAGCCGCCTTCTTAACGGTGGCTGCCTTAACTGGTGTAGCCTTCTTTACTGCTGCTCCAAATGCTGGGCGTCCAAATCCAACGATTGCTACGATCTGGCTTCTGCGAAGCTTTGATCCGTTCTTCTTCTTGTAAGCACGATTCTTAAGGCAACACTCTCCGCCATTTCTTTGATCGCCTTTCTTATCTGAAGATGTATTTCCTTCTACAACATCGACTGTGCCATCTGTATTTACTGCAACAACAATTCCTACGTGAGAAATTCTGTCGACGCCATCTGATGGGAAATCAAAATAGGCTATGTCTCCAACTGCTGGTGTTGCGACTTCTGCCATCTGCCATGTTTTTGCTTTAATAAATGCTTGTGCACCCGCTGGTGTGTATACAGTATTAGGAACCTTTACTCCTGCTTGATCTGCACACCACATAACAAATGATCCACACCATGGTTGAAAGTTTGCCTTCGCAAACTTACCATACTTTGTTTCATTGTCTTTTGGTCCTTCAATAGTTCCAACTTCTGCTAGCGCTACCTCTACTAGTCTTGCTGCTGATCCTTGTTCTGCTGCCATTCTATTTCTCCTTATTTTAGTTGACCTGTTTATAGTATATCATTTTCTTAGCTTCTCACCATGGATTCGAACCACGATTCTCGCCTCCAAAGGGCGATGTCCTGCCGTTGGACGAGTGAGAAATGGAGCGGATGATGAGAATCGAACTCACCCCTTCTGCTTGGAAGGCAGAGGCACTACCAATATGCAACATCCGCATTGTGCCCTTGGCAGGAATCGAACCTGCGACGCAGACCTTAGAAGAGTCTCGCTCTATCCCCTGAGCTACAAAGGCCTAGATTAATCATTCGGAATATCTATATCCATATCCATTTCAACTAAGCCCATCTCTTTTGCTGCTTTTTTTCCTTCATCAGACATCTCAATTATCGCTTCAAGATCATCATTGTATGTTACATTAATTAATCCTTTGTTATATAGAGAAACTAATGACTCATTAACATGCTCTTCGTGTGCTCGCCAAAGTTCTGGTGCAAGTTTTTTTGCTCTGTCTGTTATGTTAAATATGAATTCGCCATCCTCGTCCATCCCAGACAACTCTATGGCACCTATTGAAAGATAATATTCCATTTTGTCTTCGTTATCCATATTAACCTTTCGTGCAACAAGTAGGACTTGAACCTACGATTACCGAATTATGAGTTCGGGGCTTTAACCAACTAAGCTATTGTTGCTTAGAAGTCTATTATAACGTTCCGTCTTCATTTTTGTCAATAGTTGCTTCAACTATTTGTTGTACATATTCTGAAAAATGTTTACGAATATTTCCCATTGGTCTTTTCCCAGAGGTTATCCATATTCTTTTATATTCAACTACATTAGAAAATGTTGTTGGACATAAAACTATTCCATTATATTCTTTTAATACAGTAGGAAGCGGAACATGTTTTCCGCAACACTTGCATTCTTTTGCTTTTTCTTGATACGTACTCATATCATCATCCTGTCCATTGCGTCTTTTAAGTTTTCTGGCATACGTGGTGCCCTTATCATATTAAAACTAGATGTCTCTCCGTCGGGCTCTACACCAAAATCATTATCAAAAGTCATTGATTCATATGTGTGAACGTTTACTTCTTGATTAGAGTCAAATCTAGTTCTACTTATAGCATTATAAATAGCACCGCATACAGCATCCGCCAAGTCTTTTGATCCCTTTCTAGGGTGATCGACCTTGTCCCTCATAATTCTTAACTGAAGCAGTTCATCAATTAATAATTGAATGTGTGGGCCAGTCAGTCTTTCTTCTAATACAACCATCGCCATGTCATCGTAGTGTTTTTTAGCGACAGATAGAATTTCTGTATTGATGCCGTATTGTTTTAGTTGTTGCATCATATCATGAGAATTCCATCTGTCAAAGGTACAAACGCTTATGTTAAAGCCTCTTGTTCTAAGTGATAAAATATAGTCTTTAACTTCTGTAAAGTCAACAGACTTATCTGCTGTTGGTGTCCAGTACCTTACTGCATCTATCTCAACAATCGGTGCTGGTTGAGAGTATGTGTCGGTTACTTTAACATTGACCCATCTGTTTACATGCCCCATCGCAACTGCACAATGGTCATGCTTTTGAGCTAAGTCTACGTGCAAAAAATATTTCTTATCTGGATCTGGTATAAACCATTCTTCTAGTCTTCCAAATGTGTCTACTGCTAGGTGTCCTTTATTGAATGCCTTCTCAACTTTTTCTCTTGACTTAAAGAATGCATCGACTGCTTCTGGTGGCATGCATGCAAATCTAGAAAGAGCATCTGTTGGGTTTGTAAAAAATGCAACCTTAAAATCATCAATTGTTCTTACTGGATTAACTTCCCATGTAGGACGCTTCAAAGCATACACCTTGGGAATCTTATAAGAGACAATGTGATCTTCTTCCCATTGTACATCAAACTCATTCCCTTCAGTCCCATCTGGAAGGTCTACATCCATTTTAAATTTGTGATCTCTAAGTATAGTTTCTTTGTGTGCTACAACAGCGTCGTATCTTTGCTGTATGTAGTCATTCTTATATCTAGGAAAAGAAAGCAAAATAACTTTACCAAAATCGGGAAAACGAGAATCTACTGATGCCCTATACATATCATATATAGCCACACCCGTTTTAGCTTGGTCGTGCCCTGTGGTATTTTCAATTGCAAAGCCTGAAATCTCATCAAGGATAACAACAATAACGTTATAGCCTTCCCAAGCTTCACGCTCAGAGTGGCCAGAGTGTACTGTAATTGCTTTATCAAACTTAATTTCTGCAGCCTTGTCGCTGTATTTACCAGCAAACCACGGGGATCTTTCAATGCGTGTCTTAAAACCTTTAAAGAAAACGTTGCTTGCCTGCTGCGAGTTGATAGCAATATTAATAATATCAATGCTGTCCCCTGGAGGCTTTCCATAATATGTTGCTGGATCCTTTAGGCACAATAGTAAATACACTATATAAGATACAGCAATAGTTGAGCAGTAATCTTTTCCGCTTCCTTTGCCTAGTTGTGCAACAACTTCATTAGCGGTTTGTTTAAATCTTATTTTTCCTTCTTCTTCACCAAACAACTTAATTAGAGTTGACTCTTTATAGATCTGAGAACTCTTTTCAATTAATGTATATTGGTATTCTGAAAGTGGGGGTAAGCCTAGATAGTCTGAATGGGTAGCAAACGTTTTTAGATCGACTGGCTTTTCATCAAACTCTTCGCCGTCAAGCATATCAATAAGGTCAGCATAATCAAACGACATCTGCTTCCTCTACTGGGACTGATTCAATTACTCCAGTTATTTGAGATAATCTTTTTGCAACTTCCATTTTGCACTTAGGGCATGGTGCTGTAACTTCTTTTAATATTCTTATTAGTACTTCTTGCTTACGTTCTGTCTCAACAATTTGAGATGCAATTTCATTATTTTCAAGTACGCCAACAGACTGCAACATTGCTATTCTCTTTGTCTCTATGTCTGCAATTAGTTTTAATGCACCTGATTTAACCGCCAGCTGTCCCGCCTGATCTGCGTCTTCAACTGTTCTCCAGGCTTCCTTGATAAGCATTGCATAGTGCTGGTCTGCCCCTGAGATGGCTTCCCTTGCTCTGTCTCTGATTCCGCTATCGCTATGAACTACAGTCTTCCACTCGTCAATAAACTCAAGGACTTCTTTTCTTTGAAATCCCGTTAGGGTAGCAATCTGTGTTGGCGTGTTGCCTTTGAGAAGTTCTTCTACAACCCTGTTCATTCTGTCAAAATGTTGGGCTAATTCTATTTCGCTCATTAGCCTATTATACTTTCAGTTGACTAAAATGTCAATTAGAATTAGCCTTTGCAATCTTATATAATACTAAATAGCCAATCAAATCATCAATATCATTGTCTCCAGCAAAGCCTTGGTTGTTCTTTACTCTATTTAATTTATCATCAATACGAACTTTTAATTGTTCTGTTGAGTCCGCCGTTGAAAATATTCTTGCAGGTTCTAAAGCCGAGTTGCCATATGATATATTCTTTTCAATTAACATGTGTGCAATTTCATGGCATGTTCCCCAGATCTTATTGCCTGCTGGAGCACCTACTGATCTTAAATACAAATCATTACAATGAAACTGAGATACATCTTCATATACTGGTTTTAACATTATTCCGCCCTCTTGTTTAATCTTGCAATAAAATGATCCTCAATAGGATTATTGGGATCTTTTGAATACTCAATAGTATCAATTATAAAGTATTTCTCTACAATTGGCAATACCTGTGAAGCTGAATGATCAATCCACGTTCTGCTGTGAAGCACTAGGGTGTCCACTATCTGAGACAAATCTTTTAAATATGAATTCAATTCTGAATCTTCTATATGCTGAAACACAAGGCTTGCTAATACAGTATCAAACTTAAAAGATTTTACATACTCCCAGTCGGTTGTATATGTTATATTGCTTATCTTGTTATCTTCTGGGACTAGGCCAATCATGCTGGGCAAATCAAAAGAAATAACTTTATCATATGTGTCAGATAGGGCTACAGAGTTTCTTCCTACTCCGCACCCAAAGTCTAAAGCTGTTGATCCGTGTCCGAATAATGATCTTACCTCATCGTAAACAGGCATATCTCTTAGGGGGCCATTATAACCTGTAAGGATAAGATCTCCTGCTGTTTCTTGATTGGCATTTAGCCACACATCTTTGCTCATCTTTTTTTAGTCAATCCAAACTTTTCTAGGTATCTCTGTATAGTCATGGCAGAAACTTTACACTCTTCAGCTATCTCAACAATGGTTTTCTTTTGAACAGAATACCTTCTGAATAGCCAGTCTTTATTTTGATATAACTTCATCGTTCTGTTAGTACTTTGTTAGCATAATGTGCAATACCAAAGCTATCTGCAACGTCAAAATCCACCACATTTAAATTATACTTCCTGTTAAAGTAGTCAGCAGTTCTCTGCTTTCTCATATTTCTAAGTTTGTTTTGATACCATGAGTCTGCGTATCCTGGGTTGAGTAGTCTTATTGCTTGCTTCTCATCTTTAGTAGGGTTCTTATTTCCTATGTAGGCTTGCCAGGATGAGGGTGATATTGTTATAACTTTTGCACCCGTCGACATTAGCTCTGCTATAACAACACCATAAACATATGATAGTTTAATTACAGCATCTGCTGACTTAACAAACACAGCACCTTCAACAACAATGTAATCTGATTTTAATTCTTCAAGCATTGAATGCATTTTGTTTTTTGCGTCGTGAATCTTTTCATATATATCAAGACCATTAAGATCAACCTTGCCCCACTTTAATGGCTTATCGCCTTCCATTAAGCAGAAAGCAATAGAGTTTGTTGAGGCGTCTATCCCCAAAACCCTATTTGCTTTTGTCTTTGCAAGACTAGCCAATGTCATCTAACATCCTTTTTACTTTGCCTCTTGTGGCCAGATCAATATTCTTTTCACATGTGGCGCAGTGTTCTGTTTTATTATACCTACTTAATTGTATCTTACATTTTTTGCATGGACGAACAGCACCATTTCTAATAGCTTTCTTTTCATAATATTTCTCCATGATCCTGCGGTTTGTTGCAACTCTACAGCACTCATCTGTGCAATACTTTTGATTATGAGTCTTTGGCTCAAAATCTTTAGCACACTCTTTATTTGCACATATCATAAATTAGATACCGAAAACAAATCAATTTCAACAGTGCCTACTGGACCACCCTTTTCGTAGCACTCTTTCTTAACTGGGCAATAAGTACAAGGCATTTTGGATTTAGTTGCACCTTCTGGTCTCTTAGGAAGATCTCCATCCTTAAAGTTATCCCAGACTTCGCACATCCAAGCAAAGGTTTCCTCGATAATCCTTGTATTCTTTTCATTCATAGAAATTGGAATAACCAAAATCTCTTGGGTATTTTTATTCTCATATAAGAAAAATCCCTCTTTAGCATTCTTTAACTTCATGTAAGTAAGAAGTTGTAGCATGTGGTTATCTGTGGGCTTCATCTCTGATTGTCTGGTATCCCAAAC